CGGCCGCTTCATTGGACAGTATCGTACAAGCTATTTCATGCCTGACAAGAGGAACGGTCAGATCATCTATTCATATAAACCGTTGCCCGGAGCAGAGGAAGCAATATACCGCAAAATTTCGGATATCACCATTAGCATGAAATCCACTGACCATCTCCAGATGCCGGAACTCGTTAGCAGCGAGTATGATGTTCAACTTTCCGAGGACGAACAGAAACGCTATGACGATCTGAAAAACGACCTCGTGTTGCAGCTCCCTGACGGCGATATTACCGCTGCCAATGCTGCCACCCTATCAAACAAGCTCTCCCAGATGGCTAACGGTGCTGTCTATGACGATGTTGGCGACATAGTCCACATTCACGGCCGTAAGCTGGATGCACTGGAGGATTTAATTGAAGCAGCGAACGGCAAACCGGTGCTGGTGGCCTACTGGTTCAAGCATGACCTTGCCAGAATATCCGAGCGACTGCATAAACTCCACATACCGTTCTCCCAGCTCGATACACCTGAAAGCATTCGCAGATGGAATGCAGGAGAACTGCCTGTGGCACTGGTGCATCCCGCCTCTGCCGGACATGGCCTCAACCTGCAGAGTGGTGGCTCCACCATCATATGGTTCGGGTTGTCATGGTCTTTGGAGCTTTACCAACAGACCAACGCCCGTTTGTGGAGACAGGGACAAACTGCGGATACGGTTGTGGTGCAGCACATCATCACAAAGGGCACCATCGACAGCCGGATACTGAAGGCACTTTTTGCCAAGGATCACACGCAGTCAGCCCTGATTGATGCCGTAAAGGCAGATTTGAAAATCTGAGAAAATCAACGAAAATCCGAGAGAAATAAATATTCGGAGGTACGATTATGAACACACCGTATGAAAACTTATCAAATGCTATCATTTTGAGAGCGGTTGCGGATTATAGAAAGGTTCTACGAATTTTATACAAGCACCCATATCACCGGGATGCTATCAGGGAAAAAAGCAGTCTCTTGCGCTTCTTCCGCTCCGACTGGTTTCGTGTTTTAACCAATCTTGAACCGGAAATGCTTATCAAGCGTCTTAATGCGGAGGTGGCGGCATGACTGCAAAAGAATATCTTGGGCAGGCATACCGTATTGATCAGCGTATAAACTCGAAACTGGAGCAGATTGCCTCTCTGAATGGACTAGCGACAAAATGCACTTCAACACTTACTGGTATGCCGCGTAATCCCAATCGTGGCACCTCTGCAATGGAAGACGCCGTAGCCAAAATCGTTGACCTGCAGGCAGAAATTAATTCTGACATAGACAGGCTTGTCGATTTAAAGCGTGAAATGGTAAAGCTCATAAAAGCTGTAGATAACACAGAGTATCAGACGCTATTGGAGCTTCGATACTTATGCTTCAAAACATGGGAACAAATTGCTGTTGACATGGGATACAACGTCCGTCATGTATATCGTCTTCACGATGAAGCAATTGAAAAAATTGTGTTTACGCAAACTCAGCAGTAATTGTCACTGTTTGTCATGTACCCCTTTGTGATAGTATATAATCAGAAAAATATAATCAAAGGAGCCATTGTAGGAGTGAAAGCCTAAGATGGCTTTTTTGATGCCCAAACAGAGGTGATTTGATGCCGAGAAAACCCAAAAGGCCGTGTCGAATGAACGGTTGCGCCAGCTCCGCCGGGGACGGTGAGATTTACTGCCCGGAACATAAACCGGAATCGGAACGTTTCTACAACAGATACCAGCGTCCTACCGACAAGAACATGTATGGACGCGCCTGGAAACGAATCAGGGACAGAAAAATCCGTGAGTTTCCAATGTGTGAAGAGTGTTTGAAACAAGGTATCTACCATTTGGCGGAGGAAGTCCACCATCGCACCCCGCTCTCAGAAGGAGGGACACATGAACGATCCAATCTCGTGTCTCTCTGCCGTTCATGCCACTTGAAGGCACATGGCGAACTTGGAACACGAAAGCTGCATTCCTTTGACTTCTGACGGCCCGTAGGGGGATCTAAATCTCTACGGTTTTGAAGCCGGGAAAACGGCGCGGGGCTTCGTGTTAAAATTCGCATAAGTTTTTAGGGGAATAGCCCCAAACAAAAATGAGGTGATGATTTATGGGTCAAAGAGGACCTAAACCCGGCTCCGGTGGGAGACCGAAAAAGCCGATTGCAGATAAGATTACGGGTGGTAATCCCGGCAAAAGACAACTGACTGTTATTGACTTTAAAGATAGTGCGGCTGATCTAGAGGGTAAGCCTATGCCGAAGCCATCGGAGTTCCTTTCCGCTAAACAAAAAGATGGTTCAGTTCTCTGTGCCGCTGAAATTTATCAAAATACATGGGAGTGGTTATCTGAAAGAGGATGTGACGCCATTGTTTCACCGCAGCTAATAGAGCGATATGCCATGAGTAGTGCCAGATGGATACAATGTGAGACCCTCACCAGCGAGCTTGGCTTTTTAGCTAAGCACCCTACAACTGGTGCGGCTATACAGTCTCCATATGTAGCAATTGCAGATAGGTATCAGACGCAGGCAAATCGGCTATGGACAGAAATATATCAAATTGTTCGCGAAAACTGTACCGGCGAATATACAGGTATGAGCCCGCAGGATGATGTAATGGAACGATTGCTTCAAGCAAGGAAAGGAAAATGACACAATGATTGAAAAAGTAAATCCGAGCCACCCGGATAAGGTGGCAGACAGAGTTGCAGGGGCCATTGTTGATTTGGCTTATGCTGTCGAAGAAAATCCGAAAATCGCCGTGGAAGTGCTTATTGGTCACGGTGTGTGCCATATCATTATAGAAACCACAGCACTTTTGTCTAAACCTGATATCATTGATGCCGTAAATCGAATTGCAGGCAAACAGGATACGGATATTGTCATTGTTCCGCAAGACAAGTGCCTCTCTGAAAACCAGAAGGACAGTATGCGCTGTGGCGATAATGGAATCTTTAAAGGGATGCCTTTAACAGAAGAACAAAAAGAGCTATCAAGAATCGCCCATGACATTTATGCTAAATACCCATATGACGGTAAGTACATCAAAAGAGGTGAAAGGCTCATTATATGTCAGAGTAATGCTACCACAGATGAATTAAGGTCTATGTTCCCCACTGCTGAAATCAATCCCCTGGGTGATTGGACTGGCGGAACCAATGTGGACACAGGCGCTACCAATCGCAAGCTGGGATCGGATATGGCCGACTCAGTAACAGGAGGTGGGCTTCACGGAAAAGATCTCTCCAAAGCAGATGTGTCTATAAACATTTATGCGTTCCTAAAGGCACAGGAGCAGGGCCACCCCGTGGAGCTGTGCTGTGCAATTGGTGATACAGAAATCGACGGGATTCCTTATGAGACGATTGTGAATCAAGCCAGAGAGTATATCCGTTCCGTCGGTGGGTTTGAGAAACTTGCAGAATGGGGGCTATACTGATGCTGATAGAGAAAAAGAATACCACCGAGCTTCTGCCTGCTGATTACAATCCCCGCAAGGATTTAAAACCCGGCGATCCTGAATATGATAAGCTAAAGCGCTCAATTGAACAGTTCGGATATGTCGAGCCGGTCATCTGGAATAAGGTGACCGGCCGTGTTGTAGGTGGGCATCAACGTTTGAAGGTGCTTATCGATATGGGTATCAATGAAGTCGAGTGTGTCATTGTTGAATTACCTGAAGATAAGGAAAAAGCACTCAATATTGCTCTCAACAAGATATCCGGCGATTGGGACAAAGATAAGCTGGCACTGCTGATTTCCGATTTGCAGGGTGCAGACTTCGATGTGTCGCTTACCGGATTTGACCCCGCAGAGATTGATGATCTGTTTAAGGATAGTATCAAAGACGGCATTCATGACGATGATTTTGATGTTGATGCGGAGCTAAAGGAACCACCAATCACAAAGTCCGGAGATGTCTGGACACTTGGTAGGCACCGGCTGGTCTGCGGCGACAGCACCAAAGCAGAAACATTTGAATTACTTATGGCAGGGGCCAAAGCAAATCTTGTTATAACAGACCCACCTTATAATGTTAACTACGAAGGCAGCGCCGGGAAGATCAAAAACGACAACATGGCAAATGATGCCTTTTACAACTTCCTACTTGCCGCTTTTCAGAACACCGAAGCGGTCATGGCAGACGATGCCAGCGTATATGTTTTCCACGCCGACACCGAAGGGCTCAACTTTCGTCGGGCCTTCTCGGATGCCGGTTTCTTTTTGTCCGGCTGTTGTATCTGGAAGAAGCAGTCACTGGTGCTGGGGCGCTCTCCATATCAGTGGCAGCATGAGCCGGTGTTGTTTGGCTGGAAAAGGAAAGGCAAGCACCAGTGGTACTCTGGACGTAAGGAAACAACGATATGGGAATTTGACAAACCCAAGAAAAACGGAGATCACCCGACCATGAAGCCGGTGCCGCTACTCGCATATCCTATTATGAATAGCTCCATGAGCAACACGCTTGTGCTTGATCCATTTGGTGGCTCCGGTAGTACGCTTATTGCCTGCGAGCAGAGCGACCGCTCTTGTTACACCATAGAGCTTGACGAAAAGTTCTGCGATGTTATTGTGAAGAGGTATATCGAGCAGGTCGGCTCAGCGGCTAATGTTTCGGTACAGCGTGATGGGCTGACATACTCCTATAAAGAGGCGCTTTCTAGTATTGTGTCATCTACACAAAAAACCGTCGAATAATTGGTACATTATTAAACGCATAAATTGCATAAAACACTTGCTATATAAGCGGTTTTGAGTGATTAATGTAGTACCGAAAAAATGAAAGGCGGTATGAAAAATGAAACTCAAATACGATGTTAAAGGAAACGAACGAAAATCACTGGCAAGAGCGGTCAGCACGATTCTGAACGCTCCAACCAGGTACCTTGGAGCACCCACCTTCGCTTACGAGATTGGTGGCTACCACATTGACAAGACTGGAACGCTGACAGGCCCCGACAACCTTGACCTAGAGGATGCACTCCATCAAATGGGTTTTGACGCAGATGGCGACAGTCGCGAGTATGACGAAGAAGATACTTACGAGAGCGGGCTTGGTGGCATGGGTACCATTGACGAGTTCCCGGATATTGACCAGCATCACCCCGGAAGGTACGTAAATCCGGATGCACCTATTACTGAAGCAATGCAAAGGCAACTGGATGAAGCTCTTGCCTTTGAGGACCTTAGGATGGACGGCCGCGAGGAATTGGGTCTTGGCCGTACCCGCAGAGAAAGCTTTCAAGGTGAGAACGGAATGCAGGCAAGCGATGTGCCCGAACCCTATGATGACATCGGACTGGTGATTGAAATGCCGCGTTCTTCTTTCACAGAAGCAGCTATAGAAAACCTGAGGCGGCTGGTTGAAAGCAAGGCCTCTCTTATAAAAAAGGCGCTTGGAGCAGATTCGCTTTCCATCATAGTGGAGGACGACAAGATTTCCTTTCCGTGGTTTGAACATTACCCTGCACCAGATGAGAACAATGCTTATGCCAAGTTCATCGGTCGCCTCTGCGTTATGGCAAAAACGCTAAATCGGGTTACAGCGCAGGATAAAGACGTCGAAAATGAGAAGTACGCCTTTCGATGCTTCCTGCTGAGGCTCGGCTTC